CCGAAATACCAAAAGATACATTAATATGGAGAATCTTTCCAAAAGAGTATCATAAGTATAAATGGGAAGAGATACCGAACGAATATGAGGATTACGTCACAAATATGACCTTCTGTGATGAAGAAGGATTTAAAATAGATTGTGACCTTGATCGGCTCTATGGAGCATATTATGTAAACCATTCGGAGAATTCAAACGTCCGTATTGGTAAGCACGATGAGTACATCTCAACTCGAATCATCTATAAAGATGAAGAGATACTATACAACTATCCACTAAAAGACAGAATCTGGCAATGAGCACATTAATTACAAATTTACCTGCATATGATGTATGGGTAAGAAAAGAATACCTTACAGACCATAAGAGTGGTCACGGTGAGTTTGAAAAGGGAGTATGGGTATCTGCAAAGAGTATGCCTGGTCGTGCTTTCTACTTTGAAACATATCTACCAGAATATGCAGCAATGTTTGATAAGTTACCGATATCTGCCTTCTTATCTCGTCCAGTGACACCAGATCCAGATATGACTCTACATAATCTACAGTTCTGGAACTGTATGGACTACGGTGTAGTGGCAGTACAGAAGCAGTTTATTGGTTCGATGCACTATGAGGTCTATACTCGTGACTATGGCACTCAAACTGGCACATATGTGTGTACTCTAGACAACTATCATGCCGATGTAGATGCGATTGATTACTCAACAAGTGAGATACCAGCTGAACATAAGTCACATAATATCATTGAATTGGATAATGGTCAGTTTTGTCTCTATCCAAACAACAGAATGAGGATATATGACAACAGTATCACTCCTGAGACACCTAAGAATCCCGATTTTAAGGTATCAACCGTGTATTATCAGGTGGAAAACGGTCATGATCGTGATGGATTAGGTTCTGAAGAGAATTATTTCTGGAAAACAGCAAAAGAGAGGAAAGAAAGACTCCCATTTGAACCAGAAAATGAAGTAAGTATTGATATTGAACCAGAATTAGGATAAATAAATTATTAGGGAGGTAAAAATGGTGATTAAAATTGATAAATCAGAGGAATTCATCAAATCTGGTCGAAAATTGATCAGTGAATACGATGCTGATGCCTATTTCAGAGAAGAAGAAGAGAAAAAACCCGAATTTTTAAAAGAAGACTAATAAATAAACGTATTACTTTAAAAACCCTTATAGATATATTAGGAAAAATATATCAAATTGAATGGTAGTTAAAATTTC